GCTACATATGTAACTACTGGTGCAACAACTGGTGGAAATATCGTAGCAACAGATTTACTTGCTGATGACTTCATTGAAGCACTAAGAAACAGCACAGTTATGGTTGGTTTAGGTGTACAAACATTATCAGGTTTAGTAGGTGATGTTGCTATTCCTAGAAGATCAGGTGTTGCTTCTACTGGTTATCTAGCTAATGAAACTACTGCACTATCTCAGGCAGAAAGTACATTTGACCAGATTTCAATGACTCCTAAGACTTTAGGCACACTGTCAAAATTCAGTAGGAATATGCTTATACAGTCAACACCAGGTATTGAGGATCTAGTAAGAACTGATATTCTTGATGGTATTAATGTTGGTCTTGATCTAGGTATCTTAAATGGTTCTGGTTCATCAGGTCAGCCTACAGGTATTATGCAAACATCTGGTATTGGTTCTGTTGCAATCGGTACTAATGGTGGTGCTATTACAGTTGATAAGCTGATCGACCTAGAAAC